AAACTCAAGGTCGAGCTGCTCTTTGAGTGCTTTCTTTAGGATAAATTGGTCCCCATAAGAAAGGCGTTTTAAATGAAGGTAAACATTATAAGAAGGATTTACAAGACCCTTCTTCACATTTGGTTTGTCAATGTAAAGACTGCCATCACACATATAAAGAATTGCAAGTGCTTCCCAGTCAAGAAGCTTTAGTGTATGTGGATCAAGTCCTTTGTACTTGTCTACATAAATTCTGTTACGTAATGTTGTGAAATAAGGATGACTCTTAGTTTCAAGGCGAGTAAGGGGCTGTCTTACATACCCGTCTTTATTATAATCAGGAACTTCCTTTACTGTTACAGAAGTAATTTCTTCTAACACAGAAGCTACCCAATCAATGTAGTCCTTATTTTTACTACGCATGTTCATGATGAACGAGCAATTTTTACCTGTGTAATACACACCACCATCTCCCATAGCAAAATAGGAGATAAGTTTCATTAGTTGTTTCTTATCCATAGTCGTTACACACCTCATATCGAGATAGCACGGGATTGTCCGGTCTGGAGATTCCCCGTTTTTAGGAAAGTTATTCAAGACAGCTTACGCTGCCAGGGCGCTATACTTATCGTTTAACGCATTCCGAAGTGTTTCATTCTGCTTATTTCCAAAGTTAAAAGAGAAGCCAGGTTCCCCAGTTTTTAATGCCTGCTTAACATTCTCAATGAAAATACTATTATTGGTTAAACTAAATGTACCATCTGCTCCCTGCTTAAATGCAGAATCGTCATAATTGACACTAATATTAGTCATGTCAAGAGGAGCAGCAGCATTGAAATCTGCTTCCTTCATTGCTCTGAGTTGGGGACTCCAGTCCTTTGCATGGAGGAATTGATTAATGTCATCATGTTTCCAATTAAGACTTGCATAGATTGCAGAACGTCTGCTACCTCCTTGCATGACATTTCGCCCGATTTCATTAATGGCATACATAAGGGGAATAGGTCCGCTAGCTGTTCCCCCAGTTCGTTGAAGGGCACTTCCGCTAGGACGCAATCTGCTATAGTCAATTCCAATACCTCCCCCAGTCATTAAACAACTCATTGCTCTCCATGTCACTGCGCTCCATTCTTCTCTTGTATCTTCTTCTGCACGGAGAAGGTAACAATTGTTGTATGCTTTATAAGGTCGTCCTGCATAGTAGAGATAACGACCTCCTGGGAGGAATTTAAAATCTTTAATATACTCTGTAAGCTGTTTCCGATCATCATCAGACATAAGCTTATTCTCTGTTCCACCCCTGGACCCACACACGTCGTCAACGAGTCGTGAGGAAAGCTTAGCCCAAGTATCCCCTGGTCCTTGGGCATACTTAAATCTAAAAACGTTAGTTCCAAATTGGGTTTTAAATTCATTCATTAATATATTTTTCTAAGTTTCGTAGAGAGAGGTTTAGAGCAAGAAAGTGTCTTTGAATTTCTGCCATTTCCCACACAGCGGGATGTACATCTGGTAGATGTAGGCTATAGACACTCTCCTTCAAATATTCATAGTCACCGCTATAGTCACGGATACAATGGTTTATGTAGTCTGTCAGGGATGCTATCTTCGGAGTTGTGTTCATAATTTTTTAGCTCTTGTTCTGCTTCAAGTTCTTGTTGCTTTCGCTTGCGGAAACGAACAGCCTTCCCATTGTTTAATGAAAGAAGACTGTCGTCTGGTTTATTCTTTTTCGGAATATTGGGCATCTAAATATTTATATCGTTCTTCAATAATGTCTAGGAAAGCATCCACAAGATCGCTACTGGTTACGCCAAGCATTTCCAATAGCACAGTTTCTTCTTCACTTCGTAGTTTTTGTAGCAAATCACTCTTTGTCATATACGTCTAGAAGCTTTTCAAGAAAGTGAATTGCTTTCTTAATATCTTCTTTCCCATTCTTCTTTTTGTGTCGTGTAATGTATTTAATAGCTGTACCCTCTAAATAGCCAAGACGGTTAGCAAGGATATAGTCCCAGCATTCCATAGAGCTTTTGTAATGGTCTCCTGCTACTTGCTTTTCATTCACAGTAGGTTGTAGGTATCCATCACTCTTATAGTCTTTAATGTCCTTTTCACTTACCATAAATTGTTCTCCTAACATCTTTCGATACCATACAATCTATAAAAGCATCTATAGCAGCAAAAAGATTAACACAACCCGCTGTACAAACCCAAACTAAAGCAGCAATTGGTGTGAATAGCACACCTACAAGCATCGAAGCACAAAGATACTTGTTAATACTATGAAAAGGAGGTCCAAAAATCTTCATGAATATTTACTCCGTAGATATTTTAAGGAAACAGGCATAAGGTCAAAGGCACCATCTGGCTCTACATCATTAAGCACCAACATTCCTCGGAAGTGCTTATTGCCTTGTGGTCCTAAATAGTCATGCTCACTTTCGTAGCAAGAGCCTGCAATTACGCTTGTAAGGCGGGTGCCGTCTGCTCTATACGAGGTAGCAATTTGTAGGCCCTGTTGATGGCCTGAAATCACGCTCATATGCTTTTTCGTAAGCTGCATTTGAGCTGAGCTACAAGGGCGTCCCAATAGTCCTGCGGTGAAATAGTGACAGAAAGCAATGTTGTCCAAAATAATAGGCTGTAGAAAAGGAATAACTTCCCAACCAAAAGACTCGTATTTAAGGTCTGATACAGAAAGCACTCCTTCTAGCTTAGCGTCGTTATTTACAGCACGGTTGATTCGGTCACAATGATTTCCAAGTGTCAGCACCATCCTTGGTTTATACCTAGCTCTATGTCCCACCACAGCAGTCTCATTAAAGGCTTTAATAGGGGCTAGGAGCTTCTCCATTGCATTAATAGAGGCAGAGATATCATCTCGATAGCGCCTGCCCTCAAACGCCTTCTTCCCTATGTCATAGGAAGAGAGACTTGGCATATCCGCGAAGTCACCAAGCTGTACAATTACCTCCGGCTTCTTCTCCACAATGTAATTACCAATGTGGGTTAGGAAATCTGTATCATCTCCTGGGCGTACTTGACAATCAGGAATTACTACATATCGCATTAGTTTGCTGGTCCTGTAGGTTCAAACAAGTCTAGCTGACCATCATCTTCCTCTTTATCTTCTTCGTCATATTGAGAGGCTGCTAAGCCAGTGGAGATAAGAAAGTTGAAGGCAAATTGCAGAAGAGTATCTGCTTCCATTTCGTTTGCGCTTAGAGTAATAGTAGTGCTCCCATCTTCTTCTTTAACAGTTTTAACGATTTTCATTTCTTCCTTTGTTTCTTCTCTGCTTGGCTTTTAATATTATGGCATTGCTTGCAAACCGCTTGCAGATTTTCCTTGCCACAGAACAGCTTGTTGATAAAATCATCCCATGTCGTGAATCCGTCAATTGCAGCAACTGGGATTATGTGGTCAACTTGAATATTTGTAGAGGTAAATTCCTCTTTACAAATATTACATAGGAAATGTTTTGCAAGCCTTCCTGTCTTGGGATTTATTTTCTTCTCTGTATATGCTTCTGCTAAGCAGAGGTACTTGGGCGGCCATCTTCGTGTGCCACTACGCAATACAGAGATGATAAAGCTTTTAACTCTGGCTGGTGACCAATCGTTCATAGCATGGAGCTTGGATGTAGCTCTCGCTTCTTAGCGATATAAACCAAATGAGCTTCTTCAGGAGTGTCAAAACTTCCTAAATAAATTCCGATTCCTTCATATCGAAAGTGTGTTTGCATTTCCTCATAAGAAATATTAGTCAGAAAACGGTAACTCCCAGATGTCATTCATTTTTCTCCAAATCCATAAACATTGTCCATTCATCAGCATTTCTTCGTCACACGAATACAAATCTCTAATAGCATCAAACCTGTCTTCTACCGTGTGGTAACTATCCAATAGTTTCTTTGCTTTGATTTTTCCGTATCTAGACACGCCCAAAATACCATCGGTTGCATCTCCAACAATAAGCTGATACTGAAAGTTATACATAGCTTCTTCATTTGAAATAAAGAATTCTTCTTGTTTGACTGGATTATAGTGCCTCCCTGGAATCATTTTAAGGTCTTTATCCGTTGTAACAATGATGGGAACATTCCCATCTTCCTGCTTTTGGTATAGCATGGATCTAACACCAAGCATATCATCAGCTTCACAACCATCACTCCAATTGGCTTGCCAGTGGTCTACTAAATGCTGCTTAACTACCTTTTCCCATTTAGGTCTTTGTACATCTTTTCTCCTCCGTTTGTACTCTGGATACACCTTATATCTAAAGTTGTTAGAGCCAGAGAGCCATCCTTCATACTCAGTGCTATTGGTTTTAGCTAAGATGTCTTCAATGAGCTTGTCTGCTCTAGAACAAGGAATAAACTCATCTGTCTCATCCTCTGCACTGAAGGCGGCTCGAAAGCAGAGTATGTCGAGGTCAAGCAAGGCTAGCATATAACACTTCAGAAATAGCTAAATATTCCCCATCTTCCGTCTTACCACACCAGGGCTTAAATGTTTGCTTCCCTACAGTATGTTCTTCAGGATCGTTAAAGAGGAAATACTTCTTACCTTCATGAGGGATGTAGTCCCCCTGCTGTAGAATAAATTGATGTGTTTTAATTAGCATACTTTTATGGAACTTGTTGTGCCTTCGTCGTTTGTGTAATGGATAGTTTTTATCCCAACAGAACGAATAAGAGCAAAACAATCAGGACAAGGGCGAGCAAGCCCAGTTGCCCCTCCTTTTGTAAACCGTTGAACAAAGATTTCACTCCCGACAAGAAGGTGTTGCCGATGATCTTTAAGGAGTTTAAGAATTGCGTCAGCTTCTGCATGTAATGTAGGCTTTCTAAATTGTTTAGTGTAACGTAGTTGATTAAATCCTGTAGAGAGAACAGCTCCTCCCTTTACTATTACAGCCCCGACACGATGCTGTCTATGTTCCCCAAATAGGGCTTGTTTTGCTGCTGTTCTAAACATATTAATCAAAGTCTCTTACAGGATGTAAAGAAATGGTGGTAATTATTACTGAATATTGGTCGCCAGGTTCAGGAAGAACCTCTACAGCGCAGCGATATTTCTTGAAATAGTGATAACGATATGCTGCATCTTTAAGAAGCGCAGCCTCTTCTCTTGACATAGGAAAGGACCATACAAAACTCCCTTCTCTTGTCAGATATTCCTTAAACCCATACTTATTTTCTAACCATCCACCACTAGGCTTCCAAGACATTATTCACTAGAAATGTCATTAGGCTCATCAAACAAATCTCCCTTATCAAACACCCAGTCTACAAAGATTTGTGCTGTGCGTAGGATGTTATCAGACTCCATCACTTCCTTAGCGTGGAAAGCAACTGCCTGTGCAAGACAACTCTGACGGACAATAAGCACTTGTCGTGCTGCTCTCTCTGCTGCTGTCTCATAGTTACTACCTACAACCTTACCACCACTAGCAGCAGGAGCACGCCCAGAGGC